GGATTCCCGGCTTCAATAGGTGTACGACCACCATACAGCGACGCCACTATGTTGATCTATACCAATAAGAACAACATACAAATTAATATGCAATTCTTCGATTGTCATCCAATTGCTTTGTCTAGTATTCCGCTTGGTTATGATTATGACGCCAACCATATTATCAAAGCAACAGCATCTTTTAGATACAGTTATTACACTTTCTCAAGAGTTTGACTATTATGGATATGGGAGATATAATTGATGCTCCACTAACTTTATTCATGACTCCCATGAGTGACCCCAAAAAGCCAGTTATTCAACAGATTCTAGATGAATGGGAACAGGATGCCAAATGGGATCCATCTGACCCTGGAATTGCAATGTCAAGGATCCCGATAATCCACGCGAAATATTTGAGATATTTAAGAGAGCACAAAGCTCACGTCCGAGTTATAGAACAACAGTTGATTCGTGAGCGTCGCATCAGAACGGATTACTACAGCGGACGGTTGGATCAAGAGCAACTCAAGAAATATGGATTAACTCCATTCAAATTTGTTATCAAACAGGAAGTTCGCGACTATGTTGAAAGTGATGAATCCATTTTGACTTTGAATATGAAGAAAGCCAATCACGAACAAATAGTCGAGTTGTGTGAATCTGTTATGAAAGAATTAAACAACAGAACTTGGCAGATTAGTGGGTTTATGAAGTGGCAGCAATTTTGCCAAGGGCAAGGATAATGTGAATGAATTTACCTTCAATAAAGGTAAGCATACCTTCATTTCCGAAGAACGTTGTTATCTATCAGAAATTTCTGGCGAAACTAAAGATGGTATACCAACAGGAAAGCGCGTTTGTTCTTCTTGTGCGGAATTGATAGATTTAAATGATCCCAATTCAGTATCCTCGCATTGTGGATGGAGAATGAATGGAGCGGGTTGGCACATACCATATTTTCCTTTATTCAAATGAAATTGTATTGTACTTATTGCGGAAGCAATCAACACCAGATAGCTCTTTGCCCAAAGACTTGGCGCGGAAGTTCTGCTAGAGCCAATTTACGTTGTTCGTATTGCGGCGGAAGGGATCACTGCTACAAAGCTTGCCCAAAGACTTGGGGTGGTTCATACGAGCACAACCGTGATCCAAATTGTTATGTATTAGATAAATGATTACAGTTCAACCAGTAAATAATTCTCACATTCGAATTCTCACAGATCAAGCAACGTTCGAAGAGTTGTATGAATACTTCTCTTTTGATATTCAGATCTGGCAAAGGAGTCCGAGAACAGGAAAGATGATTCCCAAGACAGTGTCAAAGCATCTTCTTGAGAAACGATCACAATTTTTACCGGCTGGACTCTATAAGCATTTGTTGGCGTTTGCAAAAGACAGAAATTACCAAATTCAAGGTGCTGATTTTCCAGCAGAAAATCACACGATAGAAGACACAAATAATTATCTTTCCAAGCTACAACTGTGGGCCAACGGTAGGTACATCAAAGCCTACGATCATCAAATTGATGCCATCACAAAATCACTTAGATATCGTCGGCGCACGCTTCTTTCAAGTACATCATCTGGTAAGAGTCTCATAGCTTATTGCATCAGTAGGTTTCTTGAAGAAAAGAAATTAAAAGGATTGATTATTGTACCAACAGTCAATCTTGTCAATCAAATGGTTTCTGATTTCGTTGACTACAGTACCAAAAATGGTTGGACGGCAAACCAACATGTCCATAAGATATTTTCTGGTAAGGACAAATACACCAACAAATCAATCGTGGTAAGCACTTGGCAATCCATATACGATATTGATGATCCGGATTGGTATGAACAATTTGATTATGTAATTGGTGACGAGGCTCATGGATTTGATGCCAAATGCCTCGGTAGACTTATGAACCAATTGGTGAATGCTCGCTATCGAATTGGTATGACTGGTTCATTAAAAGACGGAAAAGTTCATGAACTATCGGTTATTGGACACTTTGGGCCGACCGTTCAGGTCATAACCAATAAAGAAGCAATGGATAAAGGTATATCAGCCGTAGCCAAAGTTAAATCATTGATTTTGAAGTACAAAGAAGAGGATAGAAAATTTGTCTCTAGTTTAGATTATACAGCAGAAATTGATTGGCTGATACAGAATAAATATCGCAATAATTTCATAGCTAATCTAGCCTTAAGTTTGGATAAAAATTCTTTGATCCTGTTTCGATTCGTGAAGAAACATGGTCAAAAATTGTATGAGATTATACAACAAAGAGCTAATGGAAGATCTGTATACTTTGTTCATGGTGCAACTGATGACGAAGACAGAGAAACCATAAGGCGAATTGTAGAAAAAGAAAACGATGCTATTATTATCGCTAGTACTGGAGTTTTCAGCACAGGCGTATCTATTAGAAATCTCCACGCTATAATATTCGCGGCACCCACCAAATCTAAGGTGAAGATATTACAGTCAATAGGTCGCGGACTTAGATTAGATGATGATAAGACTGAATGTGATATTTTCGATATAGTTGATGATTTACAGATCAATGATTTTATAAACTATGCTCTCAAGCATTTCCTATACAGAAAGGATTTATACAAGAGAGAGCAATTTGATGAAAAGGTTTACCACGTAAATCTATAGGAGTTGTTATGGAACCATATTTTGCCTTCGTTAGGTTAATCAACAACGTCGATTTGATATGCATCATCAAATCCGAAGATTCTGTTGAGATCACGCTTGAGAAACCAATAGAAATGAATATTGAGCTTGATAGAAATAGTTTACCAGTAAGTATGTTTTATGCTTGGTTGCCAACAGCTTCGCTTAACTCAAATTTGGTCACTATAGGTCGCGATAAAGTTTTCTTTGCTCTACCATTAAAACAAGAAGTAGTTGACAAACTTAGTCCAATCATGGATAAGTGTTACCAGATCAAACCAGTAGAATTTAAAACAGTAGATGCTAAATCGAATTTGGATATAATGGAGGATCTTCTTAATGGAAACATACCAGACAAGAAGAATTGATTGATGGCTAAAGTTAACTATATTGATAAGAAAGAATTCTACGATAAAATTTGCGATTACAAGAAAGCCTGCAGAGAAGCTAAGAAAGCCAAGAAACCGAAGCCACAGATAACCAATTATCTTTGTAAGTGTATTATGTTGATAGCCGAAAATCTATCTTATACACCAAAATACGCAAGCTATTCATTTCGCGACGAGATGAAGGAAGATGCAATTGAGAATTGCATCATGTACTTTGATAATTTCAACGAGAAAAAATACAAAAATCCATTTGGTTATTTTACAACAATCAGTATATATGCTTTTTGGCGTAGGATAGCCAAAGAAAAGAAACAATTGTATACGAAGTACAAAGTGGCCCAACAATCTGGATTGATGGATGAAGATCTGAGCGAAGAGATTGAAGAAGGGTTTATTATGCCAACACAGTTGTATGATAATATACAAGACTTTATCAAAGAATATGAACGAAAAGATGTTGAAAGAAAAACTAAGAACAAAAAACCAAAACTCAATGATAAATCTTTGGGTAAAATTGAAAAATTTATGGAGTAATCATGAGCCAATTTCGTATTGGTATAGTTGGTGATTATCGATATCAAGGTAAACTCATATTTCAGTATAATATGAGTTCGATTACGTCGTCGCTGGATTTAACCGAAGTTTCCATAATACTTCTAACTGAAGTAGATAATCATCCTCTTTGCGAACTATGTAGAACATGGTCCAAAGAATTCGAAACAAAGTCGGTTTGGTATACTGATGTTGCTTCCTTCATCAAATCTGGTATAGATATTCTGTTGGTATTTGGTAGTTACGAATTACCAATAGATTTGGAAATGTATTGTCTTGATAATCATATATCCATACAAGAGATAGCCGTTGATGTATCTACAGAAAATGAATTGGAGCAAAAGGAACGATTAGCAAAGAAAGAATTCGAAGACCGAATGCAGTTAAATCAAGTCAACATCAAACATAGTCCACCTTCAGTTGTAATTAATGATGATTCTCCTTTACCGGCAGAGGTATTAAATGAGATTGCCAATTCTTATAGAGAACAAATCACCAACGACCCAAATGCTGATATGACCAAAGCTGCTATGAATTTCTTTGATTCTATGGCCCAGCAATACGAATCGTCATACGGCGTGAGAGTAGGAAAACCTAAATGAAAATAGCCGTTCTCGGTGACACCCATTTTGGTGTACGTTCGGATAACATAGCATTCCATAGTTTTTTCAGCCGATTATATAGAGAAACGTTTTTTCCTTATTTGGAACAACACGATATTAAAGCAGTTGTCCAAACCGGTGATCTATTTGATCGAAGAAAGTTTGTTAATTATAACACCCTTCAACTTTCAAAGGGTTATTTTTTCAATTGGTTTACGTATCCTGGACGACCAAAATTATTAACGTATCCTGGTAACCATGATATATTCTACAGAAATTC